GGAAATAAAATTCTAGTTCGTGGCGTCAACGCTGAAACGGGCAACGATTTTATTAGACGAGAGGACTTTCAACCAACGATTTTCGTTGAGGGCAAGAAGGGAGAAACTCCTTACCGTACCCTAGACGATAGACCAGTTTATAAGATGTCTCCTGGGAACATCAAAGAGACACGAGATTTCATTAAGCAATATCAAGGAGTTGATGGATTCTCAATTCACGGCAATGACAATTTCGCCCTGCAATATACTTGTAAAGAGTGGAAAGGTGATGTCGATTATGACGTATCTAAAATTCGTATCTGGAACCTCGACATTGAGGTAGAAGCAGAACAGGGATTCCCATCGCCAGAACAAGCAACATCCGTTGTTAACGCAATCACGGTATATGACTCTATCGAAGATACCTATTTTACTTGGGGTCTTGATGAGTGGACAAATCACCGTGATGATATTCGATGTGAATATTTCCAGATGGACACTGAAGAGAATTTGCTCAAGCATTTTCTAGACTTGTATCAAAATTCCCCACCCCATATTTTAACAGGATGGAACATCGAGAGTTTCGACATTCCATATTTGATTAATCGTTTGACCCGTCTGTTTGGTCAGAAAGAAACTAAACGGTTATCCCCATTCGGTTGGGTCAAAGAAAGAATTGTAAGAGGTATGTATGGCAAAGAATCTGTTGCTTATGATATTTATGGCGTGTCTACTATGGATTACCTACAACTTTACAAAAAGTTTACATACGCTAATCAAGAATCGTTTCGACTCGACCATATTGCATTTGTCGAATTAGCAGAGAGAAAGATTTCTTATGAAGAAGCAGGCTCCCTATTTAAACTCGCCCGCACAAATCACCAAAAGTTTATTGACTATAACATCAAAGATGTTGAACTAGTCCAAAGAATCGATGATAAGTTAAAACTAATCGATTTAGGTATCACAATGGCATATGATGCCAAGATTAATTTCGTAGACGTATTCGGCACCGTTAAGATGTGGGATGCGATTGTTTACGACCATTTGAGAAAACAGGATATAGTATGTCCGACTAAATCTAACCATTCAAAGAAAGATGCCTTTGCCGGCGCTTATGTTAAAGAACCTATCACTGGCTTCCACGATTGGGTAGTATCGTTTGACTTGAATTCACTATATCCCCATTTGATTATGCAGTACAACATTTCACCAGAGACCATCGCTGGTCATAATTCTGATGTGAGTGTGGACAAGTTATTGAGCAAAGAAGTAGACCTTTCAGATGTTCAGAAGAAAGGATATGCAGTTGCTCCTAACGGAACGATGTATAGAAAAGACAAACGTGGATTTCTACCCGAATTGATGGAGAAGATTTACGCTGACCGAGTAATTTACAAGAAGAAGATGCTTAACGCTCAACAAAGACAAGAAGAGGGCGATGATGTCGGCAACGAGATTTCTAAGTATCTTAACATTCAGATGGCCAAAAAGATTCAGTTGAACTCTGCCTATGGCGCCCTTGGTAATCAATGGTTCAGATACTATGATATACGAAACGCTGAAGCGGTTACCACTGGTGGTCAACTAGCAATCCGTTGGATTGAAACTGCTCTGAATGATTATCTAAACAAATATTTGGAGACCAAGAATTATGATTACGTTGTTGCTATTGATACTGATTCGGTCTATTTACGATTAGGGAAGTTTGTCGATAAGTTCATCAAGTCTGATGATAAGAATAAGATTATTGATACTCTTGACAAAGTGACCAAAGAAGCATTTGAGCCACACATTGCCAAGTCTTACCAAGAACTGGCAGATTATGTTAATGCTACAGAGAACAAGATGTTTATGGGTAGAGAGGTTATTGCCGACAAGGCCGTATGGACCGCCAAGAAACGATATGCCCTAAACGTCCACGATTCTGAGGGTGTACGATATAAGACTCCTAAGATGAAGGTTATGGGTATGGAGATTGTCAAATCGTCAACTCCTGCTAATGTTCGTGGTAAACTCAAAGAAGCAGTTAAGATAATGTTGACAGGAAATGAACGTCAATTACAAGAATTGGTGCATAAATATAAGAAAGAATTTGTTAATCTGGATATACCAGAGATTGCTTTCCCACGAGGGCTAAGCGATTATACAAAGTATGAACACGCCGACAAGTCGGTGCCTATTCACGCACGAGCGGCCAAGGTGTATAATGCTTTGTTGAAGAAGCACGGATTAAAGAATGTTGAGAAGATTGGAGATGGTGCGAAGTTGAAATTCGTATATTTGAAAACACCCAATCCATTCAATTCTAATGCGATTGCTTTTCTTGATGGTATGCCACCAGAGTTCGAGGTTGAACGATGGGTTGATTACGATACACAATTTGAGAAAGCGTTTCTCTCTCCATTAGAGGGAGTTCTACAACCAGTTGGTTGGGATTGGGAAGAGAAGAGTACGCTTGAATCATTTTTTGGATAGGAAATAGATATGGCTAATAAAATAGATTTAGATGCAATAGCAAATAATGCCCAAGACGGAGCAAAAACTTTTGATCAGTTCGTAACGAACTTCCAAGAGAACATTGCCGCCGCCCTTCAGCTGGCCAAATATGGAACGATAGAAAGCGATAACGAATATGTCCTTGACGAAGATGGATATATTGTCGGTGATATTTGGACAGAGGCCATTGCCGCTGAAGTAATGTCGTTTAATGGATTCCTGGCAACCACACATCGAATAGATACTCTAACTGCAGGTCGAGAAATATTTGGCAAGAGGTCGGTACCGACTGACCATACCCTAGTCGCTGAGGAATTGGGACATACTACTGCCGAATTTTTAAAGATGTTTCCAAAGTACCCTATTATCTACTTTACACGTTGGGGAAATCTAAGGAAGCCATATGATTTACAAGAATTGATAGATAATCCAGTGATATGATTAAAAAGACTTGACAAGACCAGTAAATAGGTATATAATATGTAACAAAATTGACGATATTATGGAGAAAATGAATGAGTGATTCGATTGTAGCACAAAAAAGATTGATGGAAAAACTGCGAAAGGCAGGTTCTATCAAATCCACACAATTAACTAAGTCCTCTCTATTCACAGAGAAAGACGAAATCCCCACATCCGTACCGATGGTTAATGTCGCATTAAGTGGCAAACTAAACGGCGGACTCACGAATGGTCTTACAGTTCTTGCGGGACCATCAAAGCATTTCAAAACAGCATTTGGACTGTTGATGATGAAGGCTTATATGGATAAGTATCCAGAAGCAATTTGTCTTTTCTACGATTCAGAATTTGGCACACCGCAGAGTTATTTCAGTTCCTTGCAAATTGATACTGACAGAGTTCTACACGTTCCAACTAAGAATATTGAAGAGTTGAAATTTGACCTAGTCAAGCAACTTGATGGACTGGCAGTTGAAGATAAGGTCTATATTATGATAGACTCTATTGGCAACCTCGCTTCCAAGAAAGAAGTCGAAGATGCACAGAATGAAAAGTCCGTTGCAGATATGACACGAGCAAAACAGTTAAAGTCTTTGTTTAGGATGATAACTCCCTATCTCACATTAAGAGATGTTCCTCTTGTAGCAGTTAATCATACCTACCAAACACAAGAGATGTTCTCTAAAGCAGTTGTTTCTGGTGGTACTGGAGTATATTACTCCGCAGATAATATCTGGATTATCGGCAGACAACAAGACAAGAAGGGAACAGAGATACAAGGCTACAATTTTATCATCAATGTAGAGAAGTCCAGATTTGTTAAAGAGAAATCGAAGATTCCGATTTCCGTGACGTGGGAAGGTGGTATTAAGAAATGGTCAGGATTACTAGACGTTGCTCTTGAGGGTGGATTTGTTACTAAACCTTCTATGGGTTGGTATTCAAAAGTCGATATGGAAACGGGCGAAGTTGAAGAAATTAAAGTACGAGTAACTACTACAGACAACAAAGAATTCTGGGAATCTATTATTGATACTCCTAAATTTAAAGAATATGTAGAGAATCGCTACGCCATTGGCACTGGGTTACTTAAATCTATAGATGCTGATGAGGTAGCCGATGAGGAATAAGGAAGACGTATTCTATGTAAAGACTAAAGATTCAACAGTCTTTGCCATATATGACTTGACAATATCAGACGATTGTGATAAAATATCGTTTGGATATAATTTCATTGATGATAATCCTTTGGATAAATCTCAATATGAAGAGGAGGTCTATAAATTGGTAGAATATATGATAACGAAAGCCATTAAGTTAGAAATGGCAAATGCAGAGAAGAGGTTAAATACGTGAATATAGAAGCCACGATATTATCGAATCTCTTACACAATGAAGAGTTCGCCAGAAAGTCCATCGTATTTCTGAAAGAAGAGTATTTCCACGATGCTACAGAGAAAGCAGTATTCCACGAGATACAAAAATTCTATTCAAAATACAATGATGTTCCGTCTAGGGAAGCCCTTCAGATAAATGTTGATGAACGACCAGATTTATCTTCAACGATATATGATGAGGCGTCCGCATTAATCAAATCTCTTGGAAAGATAGACAATAATCAGCAATGGCTCCTTGATGAAACAGAGAAATTCTGTAAAGACAAGGCAGTCTATAATGCTATTATGGAGTCGATTGAGATTATTGATGGTAAGCACAAGAAGAAAACTGATGGTGCGATACCCGAATTATTGTCCGATGCTCTAGCAGTAACATTCGATACACATATCGGTCACGATTTCCTAGAGGATTCCGATGACCGATATGAATTCTATCATACACGAGAAGAGAAGATTCCGTTTGACATTGAATACCTGAATAAGATTACCCAAGGTGGAGTCACACGAAAATCATTAAATATTCTTATGGCTGGTACTGGTGTCGGTAAGACAATCGGAATGTGTCATATGGCCGCATCGAATTTGACCATAGGAAAGAATGTTCTATACGTTACAATGGAGATGGCAGAGGAGCGTATTGCTGAAAGAATCGATGCTAATCTCCTTGATATTGAGTTGAATCGTCTGAAAGATTTAACCAAAGTAATGTATGAACGTAAGATGGAACAACTTAAACAGAAAGTCAAAGGGAAGATAATCATTAAGGAATTCCCCACATCACAGGCGCATACAGGACATATTAGGCATCTATTAAACGAATTATCACTAAAGAAAGATTTTAAACCAGACATTATCTATGTCGATTATCTTAATATATGTGCATCCCAGAGGCTCGTAGGTTC